TCGACCTTATCAGTAAGGTGATGGGCAGTATTTCTAATCCTGAAATTCGCCGGATGGAGCTGATGAACACCATTGCCGGTATTGAGCGTTACGCCGCCGCAGAGGGTGATGTGGGGATGTTTATCACGCTGACCACGCCGTCAAAGTATCACCCGACACGTCAGGTCGGAAAAGGCGAAAGTAAAACCGTCCAGCTTAATCACGGCTGGAATGATGAGGCATTTAATCCAAAGGATGCGCAGCGTTATCTCTGCCGTATCTGGAGCCTGATGCGCACGGCATTCAAGGATAATGATTTACAGGTCTACGGTTTGCGTGTCGTCGAGCCACACCACGACGGAACGCCGCACTGGCATATGATGCTTTTTTGTAATTCGCGCCAGCGTAACCAGATTATCGAAATCATGCGTCGCTATGCGCTCAAAGAGGATGGCGACGAAAGAGGAGCAGCGCGAAACCGTTTTCAGGCAAAACACCTTAATCGGGGCGGTGCTGCGGGGTATATCGCGAAATACATCTCAAAAAACATCGACGGCTATGCACTGGATGGTCAGCTCGATAACGATACCGGCAGACCTCTGAAAGATACTGCCGCGGCTGTTACTGCATGGGCGTCAACGTGGCGCATCCCGCAATTTAAAACGGTTGGTCTGCCGACAATGGGGGCTTACCGTGAACTACGCAAATTGCCTCGCGGCGTCAGCATTGCTGATGAGTTTGACGAACGCGTCGAGGCTGCACGCGCTGCCGCAGACAGTGGCGATTTTGCGTTGTATATCAGTGCGCAGGGTGGGGCAAATGTTCCGCGCGATTGCCAGACTGTCAGAGTCGCCCGTAGCCCGTCGGATGAAGTTAACGAGTACGAGGAAGAAGTCGAGAGAGTGGTCGGCATTTACGCGCCGCATCTCGGCGCGCGTCATATTCATATCACCAGAACGACGGACTGGCGCATTGTGCCGAAAGTTCCGGTCGTTGAGCCTTTGACTTTAAAAAGCGGCATCGCCGCGCCTCGGAGTCCTGTCAATAACTGTGGAAAGCTCAACGGTGGTGATACTTCGTTACCGGCTCCCACACCTTCTGAGCACGCCGCAGCAGTGCTTAATCTGGTTGATGACGGTGTTATCGAATGGAATGACCCGGAGGTTGTGAGGGCGCTCAGAAGCGCATTAAAACACGGCCTGAGAAGACCAAACCGTCAGCAAAGAAACGGAAGCCCGTTAAAACCACATGAAATTGCACCATCGGCCAGACTGACCCGGTCGGAAAGAATGCAAATCACCCGTATCCGCGTTGACCTTGCTCAGAACGGTATCAGGCCGCAGCGATGGGAGCTTGAGGCGCTGGCGCGTGGGGCAACAGTAAATTATGACGGGAAAAAATTCACGTATCCGGTCGCTGATGAGTGGCCGGGATTCATATAAACTGAAATGAACAGCGTTGCAAGTGTGATAAAAATCATTATACTGTTTTTATATACAGTACTTTAATCTGGAAAGATGCTATAAATGTATATTTCTATAAAAATATATGGTTTATTGATTGTGTATGCTCACTATCAAATTTATACTCCGCGCGCAATGTTGAGTATGCTTAAGATATAGCGTTTACAATTCCAGGCTTGAAGGCTCGGGGATAGGTAAAAATTGAGTGTTCTCGGTTGCTTTTCGTGACATAAGAGGACAGCAAAGGAGGTTGAGTATGTACAGCCCATTGAACATCGCGAATAAGTTTATAGAACTTGCTTGCGCGGCTGGTATGCCAATCACCCAGATGCAGGCACAAAAGCTGACCTATATAGCACATGGTATAAATCTGGGTTACAAAGGGACGCCTTTGTTAACGACACCAGTTTGTGCATGGCGTTATGGTCCAGTGGTTCCAGTTCTGTATAACTATCTTAAAGTTTATGGCCGTAGTCCCATAACACAACCAATACAAGTTCCATCGGCAATTTCTCAGGAGTTTGACCCTATGACTGAGCAGTTGCTGCAGAACGTTTATAACGTTTACGGTAAATATACCGCTGAGGATTTATCTGCTTTCACACATCGTGAAGGTACTCCTTGGAAGCAAGCAATGGATAGTCGTATGGATATCATTCCTGATTCCGTTATTCAGGATTACTATCAAAAGCTGCTACACGGCGATAGCAATTGCATCGGACTATGAGTCCGAATTAAGATAACCCCGTCTATGTACGGGGTTTTTTATGCCTGACGATAATAAGAAAGTGACAGCTGAATTTGATAAAGACCTTCTCAGACGATTGCAGCAAGCTGAGCAGAATCTGATAACTGCCTCTGCGGCTTTGGGAGATGAGGGCTGTTGGGATGAAGAATCTCATGAGCCTGAGTCTGTTGAGGACGCTGTTGATGAAATGCAAAAGGAAGAAGAGGATGCTGCGACCATGCAGCGTTTGGATTTATCCAGTCTTAATTTTCAAATTGCTGAATTGAGTCGCTGTGTTGAAACTATAAGCACTAACCTTGAAAGCGTACAGGCAGAAACCAAAAGAAAAAATGCGGAAACCGACGGCCTGCTTACGGACAATGAGCTCCGTAGAACTATGGCTGATAAAACATATCAATTCATGATTGTTTGGTGTTGTTTTGTCGGCTGGGTCATATTTATGTATGTATTGAAAAAAGATTTTGATCCACCAGAAACAATTATCATTGCGCTTATGGGAACCACAACTGTGAGTATTGTGGGATTGGTTGGGTTTGTTGTTAGTGGTTTGTTCAAAAGCAACAATAAACCTTCTGGCGACAATAAAAATTAATCATCAAAGTGGCACCTTTGGGTGCTATTTTTTTGCTTTTTCCGCGATTTCTCTGTTTTTTCCGTGCATCATTTGGTGCATGAGTTTGAATGTGCTTTAGTCTAGCTCACTTGCTTTCTGCTGCCAATGCTAGCTAGGTTTGACGGTGTTCATGCAACTGCATTAAAACCGACCCATGAAGCGGGCGGGCGAGGCGGGGAAAGCACTGCGCGCTGGCGGTGGTGCTGATTTTATTTTTTCAGCGTCTGAGCGCGTCGTGATGGCGTTTAGATTGTGCGCCGGGGCGTTGGTGTGTCTGCGGGCTGTTTTGTGCGGTGGTGAGCGTGTGAGGGCGTGATGACGGGGGGTAAAAAAGCCGCCCGCAGGCGGCGATGTTCAGCCGTTGTCAGTGTCCAGTGAGTAGTTTTTAAAGCGGATGACCTCCTGACCGAGCCAGCCGTTTATCTCGCGGATCCTGTCCTGTAACGGGATAAGCTCATTGCGGACAAAGACCTTTGCCACTTTCTCAATATCACCCAGCGACCCGACGTTCTCCGGCTTGCCGCCCATCAACTGAAAAGGGATGCGGTGCGCGTCCAGCAGGTCTGCGGCGCTGGCTTTTTTGATATTAAAAAAATCGTCCTTCGTTGCCACTTCACTGAGCGGGATAATTTTAATGCCGTCGGCTTTCCCTTGCGGGGCATAGAGAAACAGATTTTTAAAGTTGTTGCGGCCTTTCGACTTCACCATGTTTTCGCGGAGCATTTCGATATCGTTGCGATCCTGCACGGCATCAGTGACGTACATGATGTATCCGGCATGTGCGCCGTTTTCGTAATACTTGCGGCGGAACAGCGTGGCTGACTCATTCAGCCAGGCAGAGTTAAGGGCGCTGAGATATTCCGGCAGGCCGTACAGCTCCTGATTAATATCCGGCTCCAGCAGATGAAACACGGAGCCGGGCGTGAAAGGTGTCGGCTCGTTGAAGGACGGCACCCACCAGTAAACATCCTCCTCCACGCCACGGCGGGTATATTTTGCCGGTGAGGTTTCCAGTCTGATGACCTTACCGGTGGTACTGTAACGCTTTTCCAGAAACGCATTACCGAACACCAGAAAATCCAGCACAAAGCGGCTGAAATCCTGCTGGGAAAGCCACGGATGCGGGATAAATGTCGAGGCCAGAATATTACGTTTGACGTAAATCGGTGAGCTGTGATGCACGGCAGCACGCAGGCTTTTTGCCAGACCGGTAAAGCTGATCGGTGGCTCATACCATCTGCCGTTACTGATGCACTCGACGTAATCCAGAATGTCACGGCGGTCGAGTACCGGCACCGGCTCACCAAAGGTGAATGCTTCCATTTTCGGGGCGCTGGCGGTCATTGTTTTTGCCGCAGGTTGCGGTGTTTTCCCTTTTTTCTTGCTCATCAGTAAAACTCCAGAATGGTGGATGTCAGCGGGGTGCTGATACCGGCGGTGAGTGGCTCATTTAACAGGGCGTGCATGGTCGCCCAGGCGAGGTCGGCGTGGCTGGCTTCCTCGCTGCGGTTGGCCTCATAGGTGGCGCTGCGTCCGCTGCTGGTCATGGTCTTGCGGATAGCCATAAACGAGCTGGTGATGTCGGTGGCGCTGACGTCGTATTCCAGACAGCCACGGCGGATAACGTCTTTTGCCTTGAGCACCATTGCGGTTTTCATTTCCGGCGTGTAGCGGATATCGCGCGCGGCGGGATAGAACGAGCGCACGAGCTGGAACACGCCGACACCGAGGCCGGTGGCATCAATACCGATGTATTCGACGTTGTATTTTTCGGTGAGTTTGCGGATGGATTCCGCCTGAGTGGCAAAATCCATGCCTTTCCACTGGTGACGCTCAAGTATTCTGAATTTGCCACCGGCCACCACCGGCGGTGCCAGCACCACGCATCCGGCGCTGTCGCCACGGTGTGACGGGTCGTAACCAATCCATACCGGGCGGGAGCCGAACGGATTGGCGGCAAACGGCGCATAGTCTTCCCATTCTTCCAGCGTGTCGACCATGCAGCGTTGCAGCTCCTCGAACGGGAACACCGACGCCTTGTCGTCAACAAATTCACACATGAACAGGTTTTTAAAATCGTCGGCGCTGTTTTCACGTTTGAGCTGCTCAATGTCGAACAGCGTGCAGCCACCTTTCAGGGCGTCCTCAATGGTGACAATCTGCCGCCACTGGCCGTCCGCACAGAGAAGACCTCCGGCAAGGGCGTTATGACTGACGTCGATTTCCACGCGTTCGGCGGCGCTGGCGCGTCCCCGGTTGAACAGTTCACCCGACCAGAACGGGTAGGCGTCGTGCGCCAGCGTGGACGGGGTGGAGAAATAGGTCGAGCGCAGGTGACTCTGTGAGGCCATACCTGATGCCACCTTACGCAGTACCTGAAAATTCGGGATCCAGAAAATCTCATCGACGTACAGGTCGCCGTTATGGCTCTGCGCGGTGTTGGAGTTGGTGCCGAGAAAAATCAGTTTTGCGCCGTTATTGCCCAGGACAATCGGGTCACCGGTAAGGTCAACGTCCACCAGACGGGCAAAGGCGATGATGTATTCGCGGAACACATACGCCTGCGTTTTACTGGCCGACAGAAAAATCTGGTTATGACCGGTTTTCAGGGCGCGCAGCAGTGCCTCGCGGGAAAAATAAAACGTCGCGCCAATCTGGCGGGATTTCAGGATATCGCGGATGCGGTGCTCAAGCCCGGCGCGATACCAGTGCAACTGATAGTCGAAAGACTGCTCAAAGAAAATCTGCTCCAGCTTTTCGATGGCTTCGTCACTGAAAAAATTCTTTTTCGGTTTGCGACGCCCGCCTTTGTTGCGGTTAGCGACGTTCGGATTAAGGTCTGCCTCGTTGCCGGTCTGGCTGTAGCGATTTACCCGTGCCAGTCGTTCAATCTGGCGTCCCAGCAGGTCAATTTCCTTGAAGTCACCGCCGGTTTTCTGCGGTTTGATGATGAGCTGGGTCAGCCGCGCTTCCAGGCTCATTTCGACACGGCTGATGGGGGCAACGCTGTCCCAGCCGTCGCGCTGTTTCCAGCTCTGCACCGTCGGGCGTTTCATCTGCAACATGGCGGCAATCTGCGGCACGGAAAACCCCTGCCAGTACAGCAGCGCCGCCTGACGACGCGGGTCGTGTAAAAGAGTGGTGTCTGTGGTGATGGTCATGAATACCTCGCCGTGATGAATACACGGCAAGGCTACTGAGTCGCGCCCCGCGATTCGCTAAGGTGCTGTTGTGTCAGTGATAAGCCATCCGGGACTGATGGCGGAGGATGCGCATCGTCGGGAAACTGATGCCGACATGTGACTCCTCTAATCACTATTCAGGACTCCTGACAATGGCAAAAAAAGTCTCAAAATTCTTTCGTATCGGCGTTGAGGGTGACACCTGTGACGGGCGTGTCATCAGTGCGCAGGATATTCAGGAAATGGCCGAAACCTTTGACCCGCGAGTCTATGGTTGCCGCATTAACCTGGAACATCTGCGCGGCATCCTGCCTGACGGTATTTTTAAGCGTTATGGCGATGTGGTCGAACTGAAGGCCGAAAAGATTGACGATGATTCGGCGCTGAAAGGCAAATGGGCGCTGTTTGCGAAAATCACCCCGACCGATGACCTTATCGCGATGAACAAGGCCGCGCAGAAGGTCTACACCTCAATGGAAATTCAGCCGAACTTTGCCAATACCGGCAAATGTTATCTGGTGGGTCTGGCCGTCACCGATGACCCGGCAAGCCTCGGCACGGAATACCTGGAATTCTGCCGCACGGCAAAACACAACCCTCTGAACCGCTTCAAATTAAGCCCTGAAAACCTGATTTCAGTGGCAACGCCTGTTGAGCTGGAATTTGAAGACCTGCCTGAAACCGTGTTCACCGCCCTGACCGAAAAGGTGAAATCCATTTTTGGCCGCAAACAGGCCAGCGATGACGCCCGTCTGAATGACGTGCATGAAGCGGTGACCGCTGTTGCTGAACATGTGCAGGAAAAGCTGAGCGCCACTGAGCAGCGACTCGCTGAGATGGAAACCGCCTTTTCCGCACTTAAGCAGGAGGTGACTGACAGGGCGGATGAAACCAGTCAGGCATTCAGCCGCCTGAAAAACGGTCTCGACAACACCGAAAGTCTGACCCAGCAGCGCCGCAGCAAGGCCACCGGTGGTGGCGGTGACGCCCTGATGACGAACTGCTGACCGGCGTCAGTCAGTCCGGGAAAACCTTCACGATTAACCCTTAATTTCAGGAAAAACTATGCGCCAGGAAACCCGCTTTAAATTTAATGCCTACCTGTCCCGTGTTGCCGAACTGAACGGCATCGACGCCGGTGATGTGTCGAAAAAATTCACCGTTGAACCGTCGGTCACCCAGACCCTGATGAACACCATGCAGGAGTCCTCTGACTTTCTGACCCGCATCAATATTGTGCCGGTCAGCGAAATGAAAGGGGAAAAAATTGGCATCGGTGTCACCGGCTCCATCGCCAGCACCACCGACACCGCCGGTGGCACCGAGCGTCAGCCGAAGGACTTCTCGAAGCTGGCGTCAAACAAGTACGAATGCGACCAGATTAACTTCGATTTTTATATCCGCTACAAAACGCTGGACCTGTGGGCGCGTTATCAGGATTTCCAGCTCCGTGTCCGTAACGCCATTATCAAACGCCAGTCCCTTGATTTAATCATGGCCGGTTTTAACGGCGTGAGGCGTGCCGAAACCTCTGACCGCAGCAGTAACCAGATGCTGCAGGATGTGGCGGTCGGCTGGCTGCAGAAATACCGCAATGAAGCCCCGGCGCGCGTGATGAGCAAGGTACTGACGAGGAAGGCCACACCTCTGAGGTCATCCGCGTGGGTAAGGGCGGTGATTATGAGCCTCGATGCACTGGTGATGGATGCGACCAACAACCTGATTGAGCCGTGGTATCAGGAAGACCTGACCTTGTGGTGATTGTGGGGCGTCAGCTACTGGCGGACAAGTATTTCCCCATCGTCAACAAGGAGCAGGACAACAGCGAGATGCTGGCCGCTGACGTCATCATCAGCCAGAAACGCATCGGTAACCTGCCGGCGTACGCGTCCCGTACTTCCCGGCAGATGCGATGCTCATCACGAAGCTGGAAAACCTGTCCATCTACTACATGGATGACAGCCATCGCCGCGTGATTGAGGAAAACCCGAAACTCGACCGCGTGGAGAACTACGAGTCAATGAACATTGATTACGTGGTGGAAGACTACGCCGCCGGTTGTCTGGTGGAAAAAATTAAGGTCGGTGATTTCTCCACACCGGCTAAAGCGACCGCAGAGCCGGGAGCGTAACCGATGACGAGTCCCGCACAGCGTCACATGATGCGGGTCTCGGCAGCGATGACCGCGCAGCGGGAAGCCGCCCCGTTGCGACATGCAACTGTCTATGAGCAGATGCTGGTCAAGCTGGCCGCAGACCAGCGCACACTGAAAGCGATTTATTCAAAAGAGCTGAAGGCCGCAAAAAAACGCGAACTGCTGCCGTTCTGGTTGCCGTGGGTGAACGGCGTGCTGGAGCAGGGCAAAGGTGCACAGGATGACATTCTGATGACGGTCATGCTGTGGCGTCTGGATACCGGCGATATTGCCGGTGCGCTGGAGATTGCCCGTTATGCCCTGAAGTACGGGCTGACCATGCCGGGTAAACACCGCCGCACCCCGCCGTACATGTTCACCGAGGAGGTGGCGCTTGCGGCCATGCGCGCTCACGCTGCCGGTGAATCCGTGGATATCCGACTGCTGATGGACACCCTTGAACTGACCGCTGCTGCTGACATGCCTGATGAAGTGCGCGCAAAGCTGCACAAAATCACCGGTCTGTTTCTGCGTGACGGTGGTGATGCCGCCGGTGCGCTGGCGCACCTGCAACGTGCGACACAGCTCGACTGTCAGGCAGGCGTCAAAAAAGAGATTGAACGACTGGAGCGGGAACTGAAACCGAAGCCGGAGCCGCAACCCAAAGCGGCCACCCGCGCCACGCGTAAGACCCGGAGTGCGACACCGGCAAAACGTGGACGCCCGAAAAAGAAAACCAGTTAACAACCGAATGCGCCCCGCGCCAGGGCGGCACGCCGGTCAGTGAGGGTGAATCACCTGACACTGCACCGGCGTCCACCGCCCGACTTTTCTGAGGTAGTCATGATGACGCTGATTATTCCGCGAAAGGAGGCTCCCGTGTCCGGTGAGGGTACGGTGGTCATCCCGCAACCGGCAGGCGACGAGCCGGTGATTAAAAACACGTTCTTTTTTCCCGATATCGACCCGAAGCGCGTCCGGGAACGTATGCGCCTTGAGCAGACCGTCGCCCCCGCCCGTCTGCGTGAGGCCATCAAGTCAGGCATGGCGGAGACAAATGCGGAGCTGTACGAGTACCGCGAACAGAAAATTGCCGCCGGTTTTACGCGTCTGGCGGACGTCCCGGCGGACGACATCGACGGTGAAAGCATCAAAGTTTTTTACTACGAGCGCGCCGTGTGTGCGATGGCGACCGCGTCGCTTTATGAGCGTTACCGCGGCGTGGATGCCAGTGCGAAAGGCGACAAAAAGGCCGACAGCATAGACAGCACCATTGATGAACTGTGGCGGGATATGCGCTGGGCGGTGGCGCGTATCCAGGACAAGCCGCGCTGCATCGTGAGTCAAATCTGATGAAGACCTTTGCGCTACAGGGCGACACGCTCGACGCCATTTGTGTCCGGTATTACGGGCGCACTGAGGGCGTGGTTGAGACCGTGCTCGCCGCAAATCCGGGACTGTCTGAACTGGGTGCGGTGCTGCCACACGGCACCGCCGTCGAACTGCCCGACGTTCAGACCGCGCCCGTGGCTGAAACTGTCAATCTGTGGGAGTAACGCATGACAGCAGAAGAAAAAAGCGTCCTGTCGCTTTTCATGATTGGGGTGCTGATTGTTGTCGGCAAGGTGCTTGCCGGTGGTGAACCCATCACCCCGCGTCTGTTTATCGGACGCATGTTGCTCGGTGGTTTTGTCTCGATGGTTGCCGGTGTTGTTCTGGTGCAGTTTCCTGACCTGTCACTGCCTGCGGTGTGCGGTATCGGCTCCATGCTGGGTATCGCCGGTTATCAGGTGATTGAGATTGCCATTCAGCGCCGCTTTAAGGGCAGGGGGAAACAGTAATGCCGGTAATTAACACGCATCAGAATATTGCCGCCTTTCTCGACATGCTGGCGGTATCCGAAGGGACGGCGAATCATCCGCTGACGAAAAACCGGGGCTATGACGTGATAGTCACCGGACTGGACGGGAAGCCGGAAATTTTCACCGACTACAGTGACCACCCGTTCGCGCATGGCCGACCGGCGAAGGTGTTTAACCGTCGCGGTGAAAAGTCCACGGCATCCGGTCGCTATCAGCAGCTTTACCTGTTCTGGCCGCACTACCGCAAACAGCTTGCCCTGCCGGATTTCAGTCCGTTGTCACAGGACAGACTCGCCATTCAGTTGATCCGCGAACGCGGTGCACTGGATGACATCCGGGCGGGACGCATTGAGCGCGCCATTTCACGCTGTCGCAATATCTGGGCGTCCCTGCCGGGTGCCGGTTACGGTCAGCGTGAGCATTCACTGGAAAAACTGGTCACCGTCTGGCGTACCGCTGGCGGCGTACCGGCTTAAACGGAGTAAACACCATGAAGAAATTATCCCTTTCACTGATGCTGAACGTGTCGCTGGCGCTGATGCTGGCACTGTCCCTGATTTACCCGCAGAGCGTGGCCGTCAGTTTTGTCGCCGCCTGGGCGATTCTGGTGACGGTTATCTGTGTGGTTGCCGGCGGTGTCGGCGTGTATGCCACAGAGTATGTACTGGAACGCTACGGGCGGGAGCTGCCACCGGAATCGCTGGCCGTGAAGATTGTCACGTCGCTGTTTTTGCAGCCGGTGCCGTGGTGCAGACGGTCGGCGGCTCTGGTAGTGATGGTGGCGACGTTTATCTCGCTGGTTGCCGCCGGGTGGATTTTTACCGCGCTGATTTATCTCGTGGCGTCGGTGTTCTTCCGGCTGATACGTACGGCCTGCCGTCAGCGTTTTGAGGGGCGGGAACCATGTCAAAGCTGATGATTGTGCTGGTCGTGTTGTTATCGCTGGCGGTGGCTGGTCTGTTTCTGGCGAAACATGAAAACGCCAGCCTGCGCGCCTCGCTGGACAGGGCGAACAACGTCGCCAGCGGGCAGCAGACGACCATCACCATGCTGAAAAATCAGCTTCATGTTGCCCTCACCAGAGCAGACAAAAACGAGCTGGCGCAGGTGGTACTGCGTCAGGAACTGGAGAACGCCGCGAAGCGTGAAGCACAGCGCGAGAAAACCATCACGAGGTTACTTAATGAAAACGAAGATTTTCGCCGCTGGTACGGCGCTGACCTGCCTGATGCTGTGCGCCGGTTGCACCAGCGCCCCGCCTGCACCGACGCCAGTGATTGTCCACAACGCCTGCCCGAAAGTGAGTCTTTGCCCGATGCCGGGCAGCGACCCGGAGACGAACGGTGATTTAAGTGCCGATATCCGGCAGCTTGAGAACGCGCTGGCGCGCTGTGCCAGCCAGGTAAAAATGATTAAACACTGTCAGGACGAAAACGATGCTCAAACCCGACAGCCTGCGCAGGGCGCTGACTGATGCCGTCACGGTGCTGAAAACTAACCCCGATATGCTGCGGATATTCGTGGATCACGGGAGTATTGCCTCCACGCTGGCGGCGTCGTTGTCATTCGAAAAGCGTTACACGCTCAATGTCATTGTGACCGACTTTACCGGTGATTTTGACCTGCTCATCGTGCCGGTGCTGGCGTGGCTGCGGGTAAATCAGCCCGACATCATGACCACCGACGCAGGTCAGAAAAAGGGCTTCACGTTTTATGCAGACATCAAAATGACAGCAGCTTTGATATCAGCATCAGCCTGATGCTGACCGAGCGCACGCTGGTCAGTGAGGTGGACGGCGCACTGCATGTGAAGAATATCCCGGAACCCACGCCGCCGGAGCCGGTCACCCGCCCGGTGGAGCTTTATATCAATGGCGAACTGGTGAGCAAGTGGGATGAATGAGTTTAAGCGTTTTGAAGACCGGCTGACCGGACTTATTGAATCGCTGTCACCGTCAGGGCGTCGGCGACTGAGCGCCGAACTGGCGAAACGTCTGCGGCAGAGTCAGCAGCGCCGGGTGATGGCACAGAAAGCCCCGGACGGCACACCCTACGCACCACGCCAGCAGCAGAGCGCCAGAAAAAAGACCGGTCGCGTTAAGCGAAAAATGTTTGCGAAACTTATCACCAGTCGTTTTTTGCATATCCGCGCCAGCCCTGAACAGGCATCAATGGAGTTTTACGGCGGGAAGTCACCGAAAATAGCCAGTGTGCATCAGTTCGGTCTGTCGGAAGAAACCCGGAAAGACGGTAAGAAAATTGATTATCCGGCGCGTCCTCTGCTCGGCTTTACCTGTGAGGATGTGCAGATGATTGAAGAGATTATCCTGGCTCACCTTGAGCGTTAGTTTTATCCAGGCAGAGGCTGATGCGCAATTAAACATTGAGCGGCCATGCTGGGCGCTCAATGTTTAGAGGTTTATGAGTGATTTTTATTTGATGCTTTGTATTCTAAAACCTTCTTATTGGCGTAAAAGAATTTTGTATATGACAGGAATATAACCAGACCTGAAGTGAAATAGACGAGGGATAGTATTAATAATGCTTTTTTGTGACTGTTATTATCTTTAATCTCCTGGCTTAACCATTCGGAGTCCTCCTCGTTTAGCTGTAAGAGCTTATTGCAGGCGATTTCAGGAAGTGTGTCTTTTATAAATACGTTTTGCAGTCTCTTGCAATCGGCAAGGCTATAAGTTTTATTAAATTCAACTGCTTTATTTTTGAAGGATAAAAGAACTTTGTCACTATAAACATAGTACATCATATTTTTATATGGTATGCCTATGGCATCTCTTACTATAGCGGATTGTTTGTTGTGTATATAACATGCGAAGAGAATATAAATAATACTGGCCAGAATTACAATTGTTGTTTTAATTATGTGTGGTGGTTTTGTTATGTCACCCCAGATGCGAGTAAGGAAAAAATACGATGTTTTTAGTTTTCCATCAATCAGTCCCTGCTGTATCATTCTCACATTTTCAATGCCTGATACATTGATTCCGTTAATTATTTTAAATAGTTGAATGTCGCGCCACTCGCGGTCAAGTCTTTTTAATTTTTTGTCTGAATATCCAAAATTGAAATAATGTGCAATAAGCCTCATAAGGTTACTTTTACCAAAGCTAAAAAATGCTAATACTGCAAAGCTACAAAGGAAAAAAACGATTAGCCCCCACACATTAGTCACATTATAGCTGACCATTACGCTCTCCTTGAATGTTGTCTGGTAGTTCTACAAATGAATCCAGATAGCATAACTTTTATATATTGTGCAATCTCACACGCATGAACACTCTCGCAAATATTCAGGAACTCGCGCGCGCACTGCGCAACATGATTCGCACCGGCATTATCGTCGAAACCGACCTTAACGCCGGTCGCTGCCGCGTGCAGACCGGCGGCATGTGCACCGACTGGCTTCAGTGGCTGACCCATCGCGCAGGACGTTCGCGCACATGGTGGGCACCTTCCGTGGGGGAACAGGTGCTGATTCTGGCCGTGGGTGGTGAACTCGACACGGCGTTCGTTCTGCCGGGGATTTATTCCGGCGATAACCCCTCGCCGTCTGTGTCGGCGGATGCCCTGCATATCCGTTTCCCTGACGGG